AATTCAAAAAGTGGAAGTTTTAAATCTACCCAACATAACCTAAAAGCAAATTCATTGTACATGATATTGATATAAGTTGTAGCGGGATTTCCACTCGGCATTGCTCCACAAAACTGTGCAACAACATTATCAATTAGTTGACGGGAATTAGCAATTTCTTGCCAAATCAAATAACGAATATTGTCATTACCATCATCATACCATCTGTTAATTATATCAAGAATAGCATAATGAATTTGTTCTGCAGCACTCCCATCGAAATGAGAATAATCACCAGCCCCTACCTTTGACGATAGAGGATTTGGATCGAACTGAGAAAGCTTCATTGCCAATTTTGTCCACTCTTCAGAATATGGATTTACTCCAACTCCTGAGTGATTGTCAATTCGATTCTTCTTCATAGATATAAAGAAAGAACCAAAGTACTTCCAAAATACAATCTGATATTCAAATTCACAAGCTGCAAATAATCTCAATTTCCCTTTAAGGACTTTTTCAATTTCTTTTCGCTCGTCTTTTGGACATATCATATATACAAAGAACGGTCTAATGTTCTGTTTATACAAATCGATGATAGCATCGCATTCATCAAAAACTATTTTACTATACATATTATATTCATCTGAATCACGTGGTAATGAGTGCAATATCTTTTTATAATCTTGCTTTGAGCACTTCATAGTGAATCCTGAACTAGTTGATAGATTAATACCATTAATATCAGTGTCAATTCTAGAACCATTGAGAACTTCATCATAAGTTAACAACCTTCTTTCCACAGGTGTGTGGCAAGAATGTTCAAGAAAATCATAATAACTATCACGAACTCTATACAACATCTCTTCATCTATATACTTTTTAGGGTACACAAACTTAGACATAGCTAATTGCACAGGATTAATTTGTACACCATCTACATAAAAAGGACGAGTTTTAGTCGGCATTGTTAATGGTTTAAAACCATATTTATTGTAAATGGGACTCCTAATGATAGACGTTCGATTTCCTACAGTAAACTTCTTTTTGGATACTCCAATTTGTGAAATTTGTGTGTAGGGAAAATTCGACGACTGCTCAATAGCCACATGCTCACTTTCTACACAATCTACTAAGCTTTTATAAGCTTTTAAATGTGCATCGATAACTTCTTGAGTTAACACAGTTGAGAAACCCCAACCAGTAGCATGTCCAGCGATATGGATTCCTGCAATCTTCCGTTTTTCAACAGAAGGGTTAAGTACAAAAAATACAGAACCACAAGAACCTTCAGCTGTAGAGGCCATATAAGTATAGGAATGTGCAACAGTTGTGGTGGTACCATCATCTGATTCGACAACAACACCACTGTGTTCTTTTGCTAAACCACGAGTCTGTCGCATAGCACCGTCACCCAATATAAAATGTATATTATGTTCAAATCGAGTGAGATCTTTTTCTTGTAAAAAATAAGGTACTATATTACGTTTCTCGCTTGTAGTATTAGGAAACTCAACAAAACAAAAATCTTGTGATATTGAATATTCCGTGAATTCCATGCCTTCTATCATGTGTTTGACTCTACAGGTAAGCTCTACATCGCGCAATGTTCTTGCGTCATGAGGACTTTTCCGAAGATAAACAACAGTTTTGATAAACTCGCTGTCATCTTGACATTTGTTCAGAATTTTTCGCATGTAATGCATTGGCATCACTGCTACTCTACCTTTGACAAAAAGTATACTACCTAAAAATGTGTCTCCTATATAAATAAAGAAACTATTACTTTGCAATACACTTAATGCAATATCTGAGCCATTTGAATCAAATTCTCCACCTTGTTCTTTAGACAAGAGTGTAGCTTTTAACGCAGCTGAGCCTTTTGTCAAATCGACTTTAGATTTCGTCGATCGCATCTTATCGCTCGCACCCATAGATTCTTCCTCAGCTTGATAGCTAGGGATAAAGAGTCTAATAAGGCCAACAATCATGGCAGTGCCTGATAAAGCAACTCCTACATAGCAAAGAATACTAATCCAACTAGAACCTTGTTTCAACTTAGTGACTACGTTTTTATAACCATAAGTTTCACAGGTATCCATGAAAGAGTTGAAGTAACTTTCATCACTTAATAACGCGTATTCCATCCGAGGTAATTCAGCTGTCAATCTTCCGTTAATTTCCACACTATCAATGACTTCATCAGTAGTGTATTTGTGGAAATCAGCATACTTGAAAATATCTAAAGCGTCTGTTCCAACATCTTCACAAAAGATGGCAATTTTGTCCATATTTGTAAATTTAGCCAAAGACTCATCAGTGTAGATAAGTTCCATAGCTCTTTGTAGAGCATTCATTCTCTTGATATAGATTTCAGGACCATCAGCTGTTATCAGGTTAACAATACGTTGTATTGTAGTGTCAACTTGACTACCAAACATGTCAATATCTGCTGTGTGTTCATTTTGAGCTAATTTTGATTTAAGCGCAAAAGACATACCTTGTTCTTTAGGCATAGGGAACATTTCCAACATGTGTTTGTCTCTCATTTTAGTATATCTATCTTGAGTTTCTTGGAAAGCTTTGATATTATCCAGATGAAATCTTTTCTTATCTTCGTAAAGATCCAAAATTTTAGTCATCAAGGTGTCAAAATCAAAGGGTTCACCAATAGCTTTACCATTTACGGCAGTATAATACTCTTGATGTTTATAATGAGCGGCACCTTCAATTTTACTATAGTCAAATCTTCTATTCCAATAATCCAATTTAGGATTTAGACAATATTGTGGTTTTGGCACTACAATTATTTGTACATGCAAACGCCTAATTACTGCTTCAGAATCGATAACACTATTAAATTTGAATTGCTTCATATTTGTTGTTCCAATAACAAGTTTTGAATGAAATTTTACATTTCCTTTCATCTCTAATTTGGCAAAATTCAAAGCCATTTCAAAACTATTTATCATTCGTATAAGAGTCATTGGTTCGGCATCAGGTTTACTATCAGTATCCTTCGCTTGAAACATTTCATCAAAGTATGTTACGTGTGTTGTTGGTTGATAACCATCAAAGAAACTACTTTCACCTTGATAATTGAAAATGTAATTCTTCCTATTTTCATTATAAGCTTTCATTTGATCTGGTGTTAATGTCGAAGCACTAAAAGCGCTACAAATATGTTCCATTAACATAGATTTACCTACTCCAGATCCTCCTTGTAATACAACACCTACAGGCTCTTGACGATTACCAGCAGAACTAATGTTCCTAGCTTGGAAATCTTTCATAAGCTTGCAAATATTAGAATGAGCACTTCGCAACATGATTATTGCATTAATACTCTTAGGATCGGTTTTTAAACTATTTAATAATACAGTCCCCTCATTACGTAAACTCTCGAGCAACAAATAATTTTCTGTTGTTTTCAAGAAAACGCATAAGTTTTCACTATCCATAATTCTTTGCACCTGGTTTATGTAGAAATCAACTTCGGCCAATTGACTACCAAGAATGGCAATCTTTTCTCTACCTAAATATTGAACTCTAACATGGTTAACGACACTCTCAACAATTCCAACTAAACCATCATAGATATCAGAGATACCTCGTTTGGTTCCAGTTAAAGATGACAATGACTTGTAAATCATATCAATAGGTAAGTGGTAAGAATTGAAGTGGCAGCCTAACAAAAATGTCACGATACCAATCACTCCTTCCGACATAGCCTGTTCTTTAACAGCATCGGTTGCTAAATTCTTTTTAAACATATCTAAGCCTTTTATTGCTTGTGCGATACCTCCCAAGAAATTGGTAAAGTACAACATAGCACAAAAAGACATAACTAACAAAGCCATATTAGTATGAGAAGGTTCCCATTTGTATAAAATAGCCATGCCAGAAAAGACAAGAATAGACATTAAGCCACGAGTGGCTCTATGTGTTATATTTGTCACAGTCTTACTTTTAGATATTGTTTTCAAAATTGACTCAATCGATATATCATTAAGTTTCTCATTTGTGTTCTTTACAGAATCCATGAGACCCTTTATATCTGATATAAGTCCATGTTTGTCTTCCACACCATCAATGACGTCGTCTATCACATCTTTCTGAAACTTGTCAAAGAAACCTTGTTCCTTAACTGGTTCATCACTAAGTGCAATATCCTCCATCATTGCTGCGAAAATTGATTCAACCATATCAGGTGTTGTAACATCTTTAAGTTTAGGGTTGCTAGTTTGTGCTAACTTTACTAAAAACTCAAAAGGCACATTACCTGTGGTTAAAATAGATTGTGCAAGATTTTCCAATGGCAAATCACTGTTCTCTTTAGAACACTCATGTATGGTATTCATAATTAAACTTGCGAATTTATCAGTATCTTCTTGACAAGGGGGATTTGGTGGTAAGATTTTAAAATCAGAAAAATAAGTTCCTGTCTCTTCATCATGTAAAACATCACTTGGAGAAAGAGATCTTAAGTCTCCGTCAAAATAAATCTCTTTTGGACTAGCCACATCACTACAACTTTCATTACTAGAAACATCTGCGCACCTATTTGCTGACGTCGGGGAACAGTGGTTAAAGTTACTATTCATTGTATAATGTGGATCATCTAATTCGAAGTCCGGGTCGTGAGTTTGAAACTCAACATAATCATTTTTTGTTTCAATGTTAGAAACGTCGCTTTTTGGGATTACATCCCTGCTCAAAGAGCATTCTTTTTTCTCAATATCGTTGGTACTTATAGTGACTTTCATATTCATTAATTTTGATCCTACCGCGGCTCCGGGTTCGTTGCAGTTTTAACGGGAAACATAGCTCTTATAAGAAAACCCAAGAAATGAATATATTTCTGTCATTTCTATAAAACAGTTGCTTTGGTTTAGACCACTAAGCTTGGAATCAATGTTTTTGTAATTTATATTTTATAATTTTTTTGGTGTTACGAGTGAGTATCCGCTAAAAACAAAGCTTTTGGCAAACTGGGGAGTACACGGGGCTTGCGCCAGGCCATCTCCGCAGCGAGTAACTAGCATGTTGGACTCACAAACTTTTATAATTTTGGTTCTATTTTTGTGTTTATCATTTTAAATAAAGAAAGTGGGACTACCTAATAGGTAAATCCAAATGATTAAAAGAAACAAAAACTTCATACAATTTGTAGAAGAAAATGGAACTACATCCATTTATTAGAATTTGGTTGTTAAAAACATGTGCTAGATTTTAAAGTCATACAAGCATTGGACAAGTGTGCCAGATTTTAAAGTCGTTCAGGCATTGGACTGATGATGTTCTCGTAATTAAAACCATTGAAAAATGCTTAATGTAACCACATAAAAATGCACATTGTACACCTAAATGTCATTCATAAACAATTAACAATCACAGTTTACGAGATGGTACTGAACATACCGTGGAATTAACTAAATAAACCATTTAAAGTACCCATAAAGACCATACTAAAACGCTAATAATAACGCTAAAATATCACCTAGTGAAGACTAAAAATCACTTAAAAGTTAATTGACAGAATATTAATACAAATAAAAGCTCCTTCTAAGAACGAATTAATAAATGCATTAAGTTCTGCCGCAATCGGACCCCCTCCG